TTAGAAGAGATATATAATAACTCAAAAAAGAAGGATAAGCAGATCACCGCTCTAATTGGAGAGCTTAAGCCGCTGGTTGAAAACATCGGCGATGCTACCTTAGTAGTCCCCATGATCGCTAACTACCTAGAGATAGGAGTTAAGAACGATGAGATGCTAGTAAAAATGCTCACCATAGTCCAGAGAATGGACAACGCTAAGTCATCAGGTGATACTGCTGGGTTTGAATTAGGTGCTGAAGAATTAGCACAGATTCTAGACCAGGCCAATGCCTTAGGGACAGCTAATTCCTAAGCTGTTATGAAAAAAGATCGGTTAAACTTTCTAGACAGCGTACAATCATCGACACCACTACAGGGCTTAAAACCAGGTAAACTTAACCTAATTCCAGTACAGGTTTTAGAAGTCATACTAAGTCATCAAAACCCAGATTTTATAGGAGCAGTAAAGTATAAGCCCCTAGACGGCAGAAATGAACGTAACTCTACTGAACATGCACCCCTGGCCTTCCCCTTAAGGAGTCATATCCGACAACTTCCGCTAGTAGACGAAATAGTATTACTAGTACAAGCACCAGGAAAAGGACTTCGAGACTCTTTAAATAGTAGAGCTACTTACTATACGGATGTTGTAAACATATGGAACCACCCACAGAACGGGTGCTGTCCCTTATCTAACAAGCCATCAGAATCCACCCAGGATTTTTTAGAAAAACCAGATTTAAATCCTTTATACCCGTTTGACGGGGATGTTATATTAGAAGGGCGGTCTGGACAGAGTGTAAGGCTTTCCCAAAGTATACCAGGGAAGACACCTTGGATAGGGGAATTAGGAGACCCGATCATGATCTTCAGTAATGGGCAGGTAGAGACCTCTAACGGATACTCTCACATACTTGAAGATATTAATGAAGATTTTTCATCACTGTACTTAAGCTCAAAACAGAGTTTACCGATCAAACCTAAAAATACGCTTACAGCTCCACTAGATACTTACAAAGGAGCTCAAGCAGTTTTAACAGGAGACCGGTTAGTGCTAAACGCTAAACAAGATAATATATACCTAACAACTCCTGGATTACTTGAAATTACATCAGAAACAACCCGTATACAGTCTAAGAGCAATGTAAGTATTCAAACTACTAGAATTAACCTAGGTAAGGACGCCAATCAAAGAGTGATACTAGGGGACAGTTTTTTAGCCGAGCTATCTGCTGTTTTACAAGAAGTTCAGAAGCTAGCACTAGCGATATCTCCCCTTGGCGCACTCTACCCGAAGGTAATAGAAGCTTCTGCACAAACCACCTCAAAGATAACTGAGTTTCAAACAAAGATAGAATCGTTTAAATCAACCACAACCTTCACAAAATGAGCGAGTTTGAATTACAATCTTGCGATGGCCGCCAGCTAATTCAGAAAATAACTGAAATACTTGTTAAAGAACTCGTCGAAGTGCGCTCTAAAATCTGTGTGGAGTTTGAAAACAGTATGCGAGACTTTGGAGTAACTGTAGTAGCTCCCTGTACCGTAATTAACACTCCCCTACTACGGTTAATTATTAGTACACCTTCTGAGAATATACTACCAATACTCTTAGACAGGTTAAATCTACCTCCCCACATCCTACAGTTACTTACAAAAGGATTTGATAAACTATCTGAAGAGCAGCAAAAAGATATTTTAAAGTTTTTACAAGATTCCGGAGCTGAATTTCCACCCTATACATTTGAAATACTTAGCTTTCAAGGTAACCTGCGAGAAGGTTATGAAGCTCTAACACCAATCCAGCAAGAAGATATACAGCAGTGGTTTCGGTCACGCGGCTTACGCTTCGCCTCTAACTATCTTCTTCAATTAGCTCAATCTTACGTAACTCCTAAAGTTAAATGTCCCTCACCAGAAGTATTACAGCAACTTATACAGGTAGTAACTCTCTTAAAACGTATAACCAACTCACTAGTTAACACTTTAGAAATACTTCAGCAAATTACCTCTGCTCTCTCCGCAAGTATTAATGCACTATCACTTTCATTAAATGCTTTGAAAGCTGCTGTTATAGCAAACGAAGCTAGCTTAGTAGCGTCAGCAGCAACTCCTACCGGAACTGCAGCATTATTCGCTAGAATTTTACAAAAATTAGATAAGTTAGCAGATAATATCCGAACAAGCATACAAGGTCCTAGTCGACTATATGGGGAAAAAGGGCTAGATGGTCTAACCTGTCAAGCAGCTAAAGTAGTAGATTATGTAACCGTACAAGTACAAGTACTTCAACTTTTTGTAAATATTCTAGATAGCTTCCTACAGTCATGTAGTATAGCACAAATCAACACAGGAAATCTATCCCCCGTCCAGATCTCAAGAGGAGGTGAACTAGGTAACGAAAGTTACAGAGGTTATAATGTAGAAATACGGGTAGATGTTAACTCTCCCGCTATTGCACCTTTGAGATACGCAGTAGCAATAGACCGTATCGGAGTAGTAGTGTTTCAAGGACAGAAATCTTTTAGTTCTTCCACAGAAATATTAATTCAAGAAGTCAAATTTGCGATTGATCAACTAAGCAATTAAACCTATTTATAATTATGAAAGCCAGTGAATTTAAAGAAATAATTAAAGAGGCAGTAAGAGAAGCTATTAGAGAAGAACTTTCTGTAGCAAGAGTTGATACTCCACCACCGCCACCCGTGAAAGCTCCTGAACCAATGAAGTTTAAGAGCAGTAATCCACTCATGGAAGCATTGAATATGACAAGCCAAGCCATGGCTTCAGGTCAGTATGCTGACGAGGAAAGTCATTTACCGAGCACCATTAGAGCCAATATGTCTGAAATGTTTGCAGGCAGTTCTTACTCCGCTAAACCAACCTACAAGCCAGTTTCTGAAGATCCTAGAGCAGTAGCATCAGCAATCGCTGCAGCACCTAAAGTAGGACTAGATTTATCCCAGCTGGGTTTTATCAACAAAGCAGCTGCTATCGTAAAGCTAGCTGATAAGAAGAGCCAACCATATGGCTTTTAACGTACGTAGAATTAACCCACTCGATCTACAGCCTAGAAAAGCTGTAGGAGTAGCTATACCTTTTTCTGCTCAAGCTGTATTTAACTCTACCTTCACTACCAAAGACGCTATTAAGGTAAACTTAATTAACTACTTTTTAACAGGAACTAAAGAGAGAGTATTTAATATAAATTTTGGAGCCGGATTACGCAACCTGCTCTTCGAACAAATTACCGATACTTCTATAGAAAAAGTATCAGAACAGGTAAAAACAGGTCTCTCAAAGTATTTTCCAACAGTGGTAGTAGATCAAATGCTACTAACCCCAGTACCAGGGTCGAATACCGTTAATTTTTCACTTAAATACTCTGTAAGAGATACAAACATAGAGGACCTTATTACTATAAACTTTGAAAACTAATGACTCAGCAGAGAGAAATTAATTATGTAAATAAGAGCTTTACCGACTTACGCCAGCAGTTAGTAGATTACGCTAAAAATTACTTCCCAGACACCTACAACGATTTTTCCCCAACATCTCCGGGAATAATGTTTATAGAGATGGCTGCTTACGTTGGAGATATATTATCTTTTTATCAAGATATTCAGCTACAAGAGACCTTCCTACAGTACGCCCAAGAACCCGGCAACCTGTATGCAATGGCGTATATGATGGGATATCGCCCTAAGATCACAAGCGTAGCTACAGTCAACTTAGATGTATACCAGAGAGTGCCCGCTACACTAGTAGGCGGACAGTATATTCCAGATTTTACTTATGCAATAATATTAGGTGAAAACACACAGTTACAATCCACGGTCAACCCAGATATAAAGTTCCTAATTCAAAACGCAGTTAACTTCTCTTTCTCTAGCTCATACGACCCTACAGAAGTCACAGTATATTCTACAGCAGGAAATACAGTAACACAGTTCCTACTAAAAAAATCTGTATCAGCTATTTCAGCTGAAGTAAAGACTGTTACATATACAGCATCTTCACCAGAAAGATTTAAAACATTTACGTTAGTGGATACTAACATAGTAGGTATATTAGATATAACCGATAGTAATAATAACACCTGGACGGAGGTTCCATATTTAGCTCAAGATACAGTATTTAACAAGCAAACAAATACTGCTACAGACGCTCAACTAGTACCATATACAATGACTCTACAAAGAGTCCCTCGTAGGTTTGTAACTCGTTTTGATAAGAATGGAAATCTTCTTATACAATTTGGTGCCGGAACTTCTCAAGATTCAGATACAGTAATTACACCGGACCCTACTAACGTAGGATTAGGGAACAACGCAATAGGTGTTTCTAGAATAGATCAAGCCTATGATCCCTCTAACTTCCTTTTTACAGGTACATATGGATTAGCTCCTAGTAATACCACATTAACAGTTCGCTACTTAGTAGGAGGAGGTATTGAAGCCAACGCTCCTGCAGATACATTAACCACTATTCTAGCTAGTACTCGAACTTCTTTAAATGCAGGGTATGAAAATACTTTAGTAATTACTAACCCCACACCGGCAACAGGAGGTAAAGATGGAGATACTTCTGAAGAGCTACGACAGAATTCTATAAAAGCTTACAGTGAACAACTCCGAGCAGTTACTCGAGAAGATTATACTATTCGTGCACTATCTCTACCATCTCAATTTGGATCAATTGCTAAAGTATTTGTATCCCAAGACCAGTTAAGTAGCACTGTTTCTACTACAGATAATATTTTAGACGGTAATCCACTAGCTTTATCAATGTACGTACTAGCATATACTAATGACAAACACTTAACTACAGCCACAGATACCCTTAAGTCTAACCTTAAGACCTACCTATCCCAATACCGTATTCTAACAGATGCTGTCAACATAAAGGATGCGTTTATTGTGAATATCGGAATTAGATACGATGTAGTTCTTAGACCTGGATATATTGGAAGAGATGTATTATTAAAATGCACAGAAGCATTGAAGACGTATTTTGAAATTACTAAGTGGAATATCAATCAGCCAATAAACCTTTCGGAAGTATACACGGCTCTAGATAAAGCTAAAGGCGTACAGACTGTTCAAAACGTCGAAGTCTTCAACAAAGTTGGCGGTAACTACTCCCAGTTTGGATACGACGTCCAAGGCGCAACTAAGAACAATATCGTATACCCTTCATACGATCCTTGTATTTTTGAAGTAAAATTCCCAGATATAGATATTGAAGGCCGCGTAACTTCATTATAAGGTATTTATTATAAACTATGGCAATCTATAGAATTTTTCCCGACAAAACCGCAACTCTCTATTCAAGGTACCCGCTTTTCAATACCGGTCTTGATGAGATTATGGAAGTAGATTCCTATTTTGTAGGGGATATCGGGTATGTAGCTAGAACAGTCATAGCGTTCAATACCCAGGAACAGAAAGATTTAATAAACAACGAGATATCTTCTTCTCTTGCAACTAAAGGTCTGAACCTCCTAAATTTCTCTTCTTCATTAAGAGCATATTTAGCCGAAGGTAAAGAAGTTCCTATCGAGTATAAAGTAGAAGCTTATCCTTTATTTGATAGCTGGGCCAGAGGAACCGGAAAATTTGGCGATGTTCCTTATGCAACCGATGGAGTAACTTGGACCCTCACCAACCCCCCTACCAGCTGGACTAACCCTCCAGCAGCTAACACCACAGCTTCGTACTCCGGAAGTGGAGCCGTAGAGGGTGGATTATGGTACACCGGCTCTAACGGAATTAACCTATATCATTCCCAAACCCATACCGTCAACTCT